CAGGGAGTTGCGCCAGAAGCGCAGAGAGAACCTTCGGGGTTTCCGCCATTAGCTATAGCCCTCGTCAAAGCCAGATGAGAATGCGGGATCTGCGGGATTGATGAGATGCACCCCGTCCGCCACCGAGTCAGGGTCCGACCCCGTGTAGAGCGTGTAGGCCGTCGGGTCCACCTCCTCCAACTGCAACTGCTTGCATTGCAGTTGCCGCACCTCAATCACGCCCCGCACAAAGTAGATCGGCGTCTCGTTCTCGTCTTTGACGATCCCGAACGGGTCCACAGGCACATAGTCCGCGACCGTGGCGACCAGCGAACTGCGGCTGTCAATATGCCCCTGCGGACTTCCCGCCACCGTGAAGGCGTTTGACATCGCATCCACCCGCCCCCAATACGTCCCTACCCGCGTATAGACCGGACGCGCAAAGCCGTCCGCCCCATCCTCGGCCCGCGTAAAGAACTGCAAGCGCCGATCTAGGAGGCCGGGGGCGATATACATCAGCCAGCCACCGCGAGCTTGAACGCCCGCAAGACCTTCAGCACCCGAGCCGCCGTATCCCGCGAGACATCCCAGCTAATCGACGTTCCCGCCGCCGTCTCCGTGGAGGCGTTCGGGGTGCGCTTCTGGTACAGGTCCGCCGCCAGATCGATGATGCACTGGCTCAGGATAGGCTCTATTCGGGCGTAATCGCCCCGTAGAGACAGTCCGGTGCTGGCGGTAATGGTGTAGGGGCCAAAGGGGAACGAATAGCCGTCATTGGCGTAGATAACGCCCGAGGCCGTATTGACCGTGTATTCGGCGGCTGGGACCGTGGTGCCTTCCGAGTCCACGACCGTGATGCTTGACGCGATGGGGCGCTGGGGGAAGATGAGCGAGATGGCCACCTGACCGCTGATGACGTTCGCCCGATCCACCGCCGTGACGTTCGTCGCCGTGATTGGCGCGTCAATCCAGATTTCAACCTGCGCCTTCGCCCGTGCAAGCAGGGCGGTGAGGAGCGTGTCCTCTGCGGTCGTTTCGATCCGCAGGTAGCTCTTGAGGTCAGCTACGGTAGGGAGGGCCATTGCGCTTTGCCTCGGTCAAGATGTCTGCGTACTTCCGACCCACTACCGGATAGTCGTGGTACTGGCGGACGTAGGCGTGGACCCGTGCCGCTTCCGCTTGGCGAAAGGTACGGTCACGCGCCAGTTTTGCCAAGCCGTCCCGCAGTTGGTACTCGTCGTTCGCCACGGTCCACGGCACCGGAATCCCGAGCTTGGTCAAATCGTTCTGCGCCTCGGGATCGCCCGCCAAGACAGGCTTGCCCATCGCCGCCGCCTCTAGCCCAGACCCCTGCATCCCCAGCCAGAAGCTGTCAAAGGCCGCATCGCATGACGCCTTGAGCCGCAGGGCTTCGCCGTGTTCCATCCCCTCAATCAGCACAGGCTCGATGTCAATGCCCTCGTGCATCTTGAGGTACTCACAGGCGCGAAGGAACTCTTGCGTCCCCTTGATCCGCCGCATCGTCGGGCTGTGCGCCACGCGGAACGTCTTGCCTTCGCGCTTCTCCTCTTTGGCGATCTGCTGGTAATCGTCCACAGGCATCGGGATGGGAAGCCAATGCTTGATGTCGAAGCGGTGGTGATAGGGCCGAGCGCCAAAGACCACCGCGTCCATCCGGTCATCGTTGCCGCCCTCGTTCACGCGGATGGACCCAGCGGGATTCTGCGGGTCAACCGAGCCGTGATAGGTCAGCGCCTGTATCAGTCCGTCGCGGGTGCCTTGCCGCAACACGTTCCGCAAGACGTAGTAGTCCATATGGCTATGCACGACATCCGCCGTATCGCAGAGCAACTGGACGGTCTGCGCGTCGATCTCCGCGTCGTAGTGCCGCAAATCGCAATGCAGGTTGGTGTGTCCGTGCCGCACCAGCACCGAGGTCAGCCCGCCCATCAGCGCGGCGTTGGTGTAGCGGTAGACCGACGAGCCGGGGTCATAGGCCGTCAGTTGTAAGACCTTGAGCGCGGACGGGTCGTAGGCTGGCGCGTGGTACGAGGACGGGATTGCCGTGGGAGACAACACGCGAGCCGCGCTTGCCCACACTCGGTCAATCTGCTCCTGTGACGCCACCAACCCCTCCGCAAAGTACGGTTCCACCAGTTCGGTTGGAATCGTGATCCATTGTCCTTTAGGTGTCCGGCCCAGCCGAATGGACTTGGCCCGCACCAGCACCGCTGTCTCTGCCGGAAGCACCGAAGCGGCTGGGGCCGGAGCCCCAACCGCGACGGTTGCCTCGACTTGCTTCCGCTTACGAGGTCGCGTCATCCAGCACGACGAACGGCGAGTGCTCGTCAACCTTGTTGCCCGAGCCATCAATGGCGTAGGCATAGGTCGAGGTCGGGAGCGGAATGCCACCCGCACGAGCGACGAACCGATAGGTCGTGATGTCGTTCACGAACTTGTAGTGGATCGAGGACTCCACGGTGAGCGCCTGACGGAGCCCCATCGCGTAGAAGTCACCGTTGACCAGCGCCACATCGCCCTCGGTCCCGAGCGTCGGGAGGAGGTCCGTGACAATGACGGGTAGCCCGAGGAGGGTCATCGTCGGCTTGTCGCGGAGGTTCGGAATCCAAGTGACCATCGTGTTGTTCGTGGTCTGCATCGCAAACAACTGCGCGAGGACACGGCGCGAGATCATCCACACCGAGTTCGGGCCGTGCGTGTGACGCTCGTACATCGCAAACGCATCGACCGCCTTGAACTGCGAAGCGGTGTTGCGGGCGACCTTGAGGAGCGCGGTGTTGTTCGTGTTGAACGCACCGAGCGGCTGGCTGGAGCCAGTCCCGTCAATGGTGATGTCCTCGTTGATCTTGTTGATGGTCTGCCCACCAACCGCCGCCGTCACCTCAGCCGGAAGCTCCCCGGTGAAGTCATCGCCAAGAAGTTCGTCACCGAACTCCGTGATCGCGGCGTACTTATACATCGTGAGAATCCGCTGACCGAACGACGGCTCACGGCTCGGCTTGGTAGCACCCTCACCAACGATGGTCACGTTGGCGATCTTACCCGCCATCGGGCGGTTAAGGGTCGTGGTCCCCTCGTCCTGCAGGAGGTAAGGGATTCTGAGGCTCCGACCCGGAACCTGATAACGACGGGCGTACTGGAAGAGACCCGGCTGGGCATTGCTGGTGCTGAAGATCTCAGGCACCTGCGTCAGCGGGAGGAGGTACTCACCACCGTTGGTGGACCCGGTGATGGTGCGGGTCATGAGGTCAACCGAGCGAAGCGCGGCGGCTTCCTTCTCGTTGGACGGGCCACGGGTCGCGGCACGGATGTACGCCCCGACGGACGGGAACGCCTGAACGAGAACGCTCCGAACCTGATCGCTCGCGTCCTTCATGCCGTTGAAATCCTTGCGCTCGCCGTTCGACACATCCACGCGCACGAGCCCCTCGTCGCCACCCTGACGGGCGACCTCGGCATCGGCGGTGAACTCAGCGGCGGTCTGCGCCCGCATCTCAAGGGCGCGAATGTCGGCAGTACGCTTCTCCACCTCGTCAGCGGTGAAGCTGGCGGCGGGGTCCATCAGCTCGCTACGGAGCTTGTGAGCCTGCTCGCGAAGCTCATTCGCGGCACGGTTCTTGGAAACAAGGGGGGTCTTCATTGTGATAGTCTCACTTGGGTAGGACGAACGTTGATCGAGCCGCCTTGACCCGATCCTCCATCGCAACGTAGCGCGTACCCTCCGTCGAGGTGGGCGTATCAGCAATGACAGGCATTGCCGATGAAGCCGTCTCGGTAGGCGTGGGCGTGGGCGTGTACGTCTCCAGCAATGCCGTCCGCATCTCCTCTGGGAGCGCATCCAGAGCGACTCGGGCGGCAATCAGTAGGAGGTCATCGTCCGTGCGCTCGGGCGACTCCTCCTCCATCACATCCGTAATTACATCGTCATTACGCGCCGAGGCGATTTCCGCCCCCGGCACAGCGGGCATCGGGGTAATCGACACCTCCCGAAGCTCAATCTCGGTGAACCGCTCCACAGGCTTGCCGCCAACCGTCACCATCTCGGACGCCCGAGGGATGAAGCCGATGCTGAACCCCGTCGAAGCGCCAGACGCCAAGACCGCCTTGACGTACTCCAATGCGGCCCGACCGTCAGCCGTGTCAAAGATGTCGGCGGTCATCACCAGCGCATCGCCAACGTCTTGCATCTCGGTGACCACGCCAACGTGCGCCTTCGAGGTGCGCTCGTGATCCATCAGGAGCGGCACCTTGCGAGCGGCGACCTTGTTGTCAATCGTGCGCTTGGCGGACTTGCGGGCGAACATCGTCTGGTAGCTATCCACCACCTCATACGTCAGCGCCACGCCCGACACCCGCCCTGCAATACCGGGGGGTAGGTCCGACTCGGCCCGAATCTGTGGGGCCGCTTCCGTCAAGTGATAGCGAGTGTGGCGCACGGACATAGTGGGTTACTCCACAACGGTAAGCGGTTGAGCCTCTTCAATCATAGCGGCCTGAATCTTCTTTGACAACACCGCCACCGCCTCTGCCGCAGGGAGTCCTGCGGCTTTGACGGCAACGTCGAGCAGATTGAGCAGTACGGTCGCTTCGTCCTTCGTGAACTCGATGGGGTTCATCCGATCCTCAAGGGGTTATGGGTTACGGCAAATCTAACGACGATCCACGGAACCACTCGGCGGGGTGGGCTTCCGTGCCTAACACATCGTGCCGACATTCGTGGGACCACAACGCGGCGTTTGACTCATGCGCCTTCAAAACCACGATCACACGCGAGTGCGCCCAATACTTGCCCCAATGCGTCGAGCCGTCGGGGAAGCGGTCGTACTGGTAGACCCCGTACCGCAACCCCTCGGGGCTGGCGTACCGCGCCTGACCCCCACGGCCCGTCACAATCGCGTGCTGAGCGA